GCGCAACGCAGAAGCACAATTTGTCATGACCGGAGAAGTGCCATCCAGCGTTAGGATAAGAACACCCGAGCAGTTGATGCGTGACGGTATTGAATCAGATCGTCAAGCCGTGGCCAATGCCCGTGCAAGAAATCCAGCATATCCTTGGAAAAGTTCTTTGGGAAATGGTCCTCAAACTGGGCAACGTGTGGATGCCGCATATGGTCGTCCAACCCCTACTCAGTTAGCACAATGGGAACGCAGTTACTATCTTAACACAGGGCAACAAGCACCAGGAACCACGTTGACCACACAGCAACTGGCGGCCAAACATGGTAGTTCGCACCAAGGCGCCAATAACCCACCCAATCAGCCTACACAGACCGCTTGATATAACCCAGTATTATCAGTGGTGGTAAATAGGCGTTATGCCACGTGTAATATCAAAATTTCGAGGATACAGTAGCGTAGGGACTACATTTCTTAGTCCTGTTCGCTATGACCTAGATCTTGCTAGACAAGACCTAGTAAATCAATTTAATACACGATTGGGCGAACGTGTAATGTTGCCAAAATTTGGCACAATAATCTGGGATCTGTTATTTGATCCATTAGACGAATCGCTTATAAAACTCATCCGAGATGATGTGGTCCGTATCATTAACGAAGACCCACGATGGAGACTGATATCAGTTGATGTTTCAGAAGGACCCAACGCTTTAGACATAAGAATACTTGTCAACTATCGTCCCAGTGATGAAACTATTACGTTGCCATTGACCTACGACAAAGGAACTAAAACAGAATGAGCCAAACTAAACGCTTGAGCCAATTGTTTGCCGCAGAAAGTTGGCTCAACAATTATCGTTATCTAGTAAATGCTGACTTCAAGTCCTATGACTTTGAAAGTCTCAGGGAAGCATTGCTGAACTACATCCAGGTAAACTATCCTGAAGACTTCAACGATTTCATCAATTCCAGTGAATATGTGGCTTTGGTTGACTTGATCAGTTATTTGGGTCAAAATTTGGCTTTCCGTGCGGATCTTAATCTCCGCGAAACATTTCTAGAAACTGCCGACGTTCGTGACAACATCCTAAACAATGCAAGACAGTTGGGCTACAAGCCTTTCCGTAATACTGCGGCTCGAGGATTTTTGCGTATTGAAGCAATTTCTACAACACAAAACTTATACGACAGCAAAGGTCAAAACTTGTCTGGGCAGACCATAGTATGGGCAGACTCTGCAAATCCAGACTTCAACGAACAATTTTCATTGATCCTCAATGAGGTTTTCAACAAGAACAATCCTGTTGGCCGCCCAGTGTCAAGTCTAATCAGCAATGGTGTGTCACGTCAACTCTATGAGTTTGATCAACCTGACAACAGAACAATGGTAGCATCATTTGATGCATCAGCAAAAAACAACAACACCTACAGTTGTGAAGTTGTGCCAATGATGTTAAACACAGAAACTGGCCTAATTGAAGAAAAGTCTCCTAATCCCTATGGCTACATGACCATGTTGTTCAACAACGACGGAACAGGATATTCCAACACCAGCAACGGTTGGTTCTTTTTATTCACTCAAGGCATTATGCGTTATGTAGATTATAGTTTGCCAACTAGAATTGAAAACCGAGTCATTGATGTTGATGCCTTCAACGTCAACGAAACTGATGTTTGGGTTCAAAGCATTGACGGCCAAGGCCGCGTAATCAAGCAATGGAAACAGGTATCTGCTATTGCAGGAAAAAATGTCATCTTCAACAATGTTGAAAAAGATGAACGAGATATTTTTGAAGTAGTGACCCGCGGCAATGATGCAATCAGTATCAAGTTTGGTGATGGTAGTTTTGGAAACATACCCACAGACAATCTACGCATTTGGTATAGACAAAGTGCCAACGCAAACATTTCAATTTCTGGCATTGATGTAGAAGGTCTACAAATTCCAATCCGCTACATTGACGCAGACGGATTTACACAAGATGTAATTTTTACACTGGGCCTAAACCAGGATGCTGTGGGCCTTGCCAACGAAACAATATCTCAGATTAAAAATCGTGCCAGTAGAACTGCTGCCAGTCAAGATCGCATGATCACTGCCAGTGACTACAATACCTATCCAGAAGGAAAAGTAGCAGGCGTTGAAAAAATCAAAGCAATCAATCGTGTTCATGCTGGTCAAAGTGTTTTTGCTGACATCAACGATCCCACAGCAACATATCGCCCAGTGATTGTTTTGGCCGACGATGCTTTTGTTTATTCATCACAAGACATAGGCGAGGATACTGTTTCAGATGACCTAGGAACACTACAAGTTTTTAAATGGTTGGAAAATGCTTTGCTACAAAGATCACTGCATCAGTTCTATTATAGAAATTTCTCAACCATTCCTGCTCCAAATGGACTACAGTGGCGTTTAGTTGATACTGTGGTAGGAGCCAGCCACGGATTCTTTACCTTAGATGGAACTACACCAATTCGTGTTGGCAGAGGAACCACAGATCAAAAATTAAGAACTATTAGAAAGAATACATTATTCAAAGCCAATGATGGGTCATGGCATCGTATCTTGGACATTTATCGAGAAGGTTTTGGTGTAAGTCGCAACGACGGGACCAACACTGGTGTCCGCGCCAATGGAGAAGGAGCAGTATTTATTTCTGGAATCCAGGAATCTGCGTCTATGGTTGAATGGTTCCCGTCATTGAGAACAAACTTCAATCCCAATGAACGACAGTTGATTCAACAGATAATCAAAGATCAGTTGAACTTTGGTCTACGCTACGATCAAACAACAGACAGTTGGAAAATCATCAATGCAGATGATTTGGTTGAAGAAGGCGAATTTGCAAACATAACAGGAAGAAACTGGCTGATACGATTAAAGCACGATTCCAGCAACAACTCGTGGATCTATACCTTTAGAAAAGATGTTGTGGTATTTGGTAGTGAAGGTCAGTTGTCATTCCACAATCAAAGATTTGGCACAGCACTTGACCAGGTGACACGCCGAGTCCTCAAAGACAGCGTTGAAATTTTAAAAACCAATGTTGGTGTCACTGACAAACTGGTCTTTGACGTGGCAGATTACATCGTGCTAGATGATGCACGTTATGATCCTAAACGTGTGCAATTGTGGTTGCCAGGATTGTCAGAGAACCTAGTGCCAGAAGATCCGCGGCTATTTGACAAATTGTTTGGCAATTCAAAGATCAATTTAAAAACAGTGGAATTTGCCGATGCATTGGGTCAGTTTACAGTTCAACCAGTTGCCGACGATGATAGGATCACAGTTCCAGTCAAAGAAGATGTAACAGGCAAGAAACAATTGAAAGTTCAATACAATCATGTGCCGTTGCGTGACAATCGTGTCAACGCCGCAACTACCAACATCATTGACATGTTTGTATTGACCACCGAATACAATATCTTGTTTAGAAACTGGATCGCTGGGGGTCTCAAAGGAACAATGCCGTTGGCATTGACCACATTTGAATTGGAACAGTTGATGCAGACCATTGTTCCTTTCAAGAGTGTCAGCGACACAATTGTTTTCCACCCAACCAAATACAAGGTTATTTTTGGCAACGGTGCAAAAAGCAAGGATCAAGCAATTATTCGTGTAACAAAAAGTGATGGCACAAAGGTCAGCAATGCAGAGATTCGCAGTCTTGTAGTTTCTGCCATCAATGAATACTTTAGTGTTGACAATTGGGACTTTGGTGAAAGTTTTTACTTTACTGATATGGCATCCTGGGTTCATAGACGACTCGCAGGGGTGATCAGCAGTATTGTCCTGATTCCAAAACAATCTAATTCAAGTCTAAATCATTTTTTCCAAATCAAATGTGAGGAAGATGAGTTGTTAATTAGTAGTGCAATTGTGTCTGACGTTGAAGTGATCACGACACAACAAGCACCATTACCAAATAAGATCTAAGAGATGCAGAAAGATCCAAAACAATTTACAGGACAAGTTCCAGAAAATAACACTTACCCTGGCCAGCGTAAAGAAGGGCGTGTTGCACCATTGGCCATTGATTTGTTGCCATTGGTATTTAGAACAGATACAAACAAGAAAATCTTTGGCGCCGCACTGGAAGACATGTTCCAGCCTTCGTCTATTGAAAACGTAAACTATGCAGTTGGTCAGCCATCTGGTAATGCTGGCATATCACAGGAATTCTTGCCAAGGAAAAATAGCCGCAGACAATTTGAAACTGGTCTTCTAGTCCAAGATTCAACCGGCACACGAGTTTTAACAGCCGATGACATTGCATTGAGCCAAGGCTTTTCTGATCAGCATCTCAATGAAAAACAAGTTCCAGTCAGTGTGTTAGATTTGCCAATCAATCCTGACAAGTTTGTCAATTGGAGCAACTACTATTGGCTTGAAGAAGGAATGCCAACACTTTATATTGTTGGAACTTCATTGGAAGATGGCGGTGTTATCAGCATTGTCAACGACATCATTGGCAAAAAGAACTACACAATACCAACTCAAACCAATGGTCGAAGTGTTGAATTAAAAAATGGAATGCGTGTTGTATTCCAGAAAACTTACCCTAATAGAAACAACATTGACGGCAACACATCTGAGCAACATGTTGCTGACGGGTCAAATCAACTGGACTTCCAGCATGAAATGACTCAACAATACAATAAGAGCAAGATTTCCATATATGTAGACGGAGTATTAAAAACAGTCAACACTGATTATGCCTACACACTTGGCAGCATTATCTGGAGAGAAGGTAGTATTCCAGCCGCTGGTGCAGTGGTAGACATTGATCTACCAGACTACTGGGTCACTGAA